GTTACACTTTCTGTACCTTTTAACATAGTATATTCAAATTTGCTATTAGGTTTCTTGTATTCTTTAAGATCGTTAATACTAGCATCTATTTCATCTTCATTGACAATAGCTTCAGCAATAAAATCGGCAGTTATCTTATGGGTTATTTTATATTTTTTCATTAATTAGAGTGCTTCTTCTACATCAAATTCAAATTGATATAAAGCATTACCATCTTTATCTGCACCAGCTACACCAAACTCTTGAACATCATTTGTTAAGTGAACTGTAAATGGAACATTATCAAAAGTTATATTTGATGAAGAAACTGCTGTAGTTAATGGTGGTTCAATAGTTAAAGTGCCTGTAGAAATATCTGATTGATCTGCAACGACCATATAAACTTTATCGTGATTAGCAAATTTAATCATATCTCCAGCTTTTAAAGTTCCTGTGCCTGTACCACCTAATGTAATTGATGTATCTCCAGCACTTGCTGTACCATGAGGAATACCTGATGCAGTACCTCTAGCATTTTCTACTTCTGGTGGGATTATGGTAAAGTTTTCTTTGCCTGATCTTTGTTTAACTATAAATGCCATAAGATCGCCATAAACATCACTTCTTTTTGCTGTAATTACTCTAGCAGTAAATCCCCATCTTTGACCATCTATTTGTCTAGCAAGTTTCTTACCAGATACAGTTTTTGATATAATAGTATTTTGAATAGACTTTATTCCTAAAGATTCAAACTTAGCAGTAGATATTGGAAAAGCACCTGACATTAGATTAAGTTTTTACTCCCTCTTTCATTAACTGCGTTATTAATTAATTGTGTAATAGTTCCTCTTGATCTTACAAGTAATTCTTCAAAACCAGAAGCATCTACTGTGTTGATATTAAAATTAACTGTAGTAGCACCACCATTAGTTCCTCTAGCATTTTGTGTTATTTGTCCTGTTTGATTTGGTACAAATAATTCTGGCCCTTGTTCTCCAACTAATACAGGATTCCCTTTTGATACAGCACCACCAGATGCTTTACCACCACTAAAAAAACTTCCAATAGCACTAAATATACTTCCACCACCACTTGTGAGTGTTAATGCTTGTTGTTTTTGTTTTTCTTTAGTTATTAATTTTTCTATTAAAAGTTCAGCACTTTTTCTTGCAAGAACTTCAATTAAAGCACTTAATATTCTAACACCTAATTCTTGAGCCATTTTCTTAAATGTATCTGATAATTTTTCTCCTAAAAATACTGCTCTTGCAAAACCATTTGAAAATTTTGAAATACCCTCATTCATTCCTTTAGCTATAGTATCTTTAATATTTTTAAATTTATTTTGTGCTTGTTCTAATGAAGTTTTATTTAAGTCTCCAAATTTTCCTATAGTCTCTTTAATATGTCTTAACATTTTTTGTAAAGTAGTTTCAGCCTCTCTAATTGGTGGTAAAGTATTTATAACAGCACCTTCCATTTTAGATAAATCAGTTACTACAATTTTAACTTTATTTCCAAAACGATCTATTACCTCAATCATCTTTTTACCATCTTCTAAAAAATCTTCTGCATCTATTGGGTCTTGTCCAATGTTAGCTAATCTTTTTACACCATCAATAATTTGATTAATTTGTGAGATTACTAGAACAGCACTCCCTATTAATAAGTTTTTTCTAACTGTTGCATTAAATCCTAACATAGCTGTATTTGTAACTCCTATAGCTACAGCAAGATTATGAAAAAAACCTACAACTTTTAATGCTATAAATAACTTAAATGCTTCTGTTAATAATCCTATATTATCTTTTAAAAATTTTAATGTTTTAGCAGTTCCATTTATTGCTTTACTTAACCCTGTACCAATCATTAAACCAAACTCTGCAATTTCTTTTCTGTTTGCTTCAACAGTTTTCTTTAAATCTCCTAGATTCTTTTTAAGTGCATCAAAAAAACCTTTAGAAACTTCTACTTGAAATATGAAAAAAGCATCTTTTAAGTTAGAGATTGTTCCAAATAATGTTTTACTTAAATCTCCAATAAGATTTCCAAACTCTCCTCCTGTACCAAATGCTTTAGATAATCCTTTAATTGATTCGTCTGTACTAACTCTAACGCCCTCTTTAAAACCAGCCATAGCTTTAACACCTCTTTCTCTAAAGAGTTCAGCAGAAGATATACCAGCACTAAATGATCTTTGAATTTGTAATGATGCTAAAGCAAAATCTCCACCTAATACAGTTGCAGTATTCCCTGTAATTTTCAATAATTCATCAAATGAAATTCCAGATTTTTCTGCTTGTTTCCTAACTGTTGCTAGTGCTGTAATACCTTGTTGTATATTTTTTAATTCAAAAGGTGTTCCAGATGCAAAATCTGTTACTGATTTTAATGCTTTTTTACCCTCTTTAGCTGAACCAAATAATGCTTTTAATTGAACTTCAAGATTTTCAATTTGCATACCAGCATCTAAAAATCCTTTAATAACAACTCCAGCACCTAATCCTATAAAAGCATTTCTTAAATTAAATACAGATTGTTTTAATCTACTTAATCCTTTTTGAACTCCATTTAAGGCTTGTTTAGATTTATCGTTTGCTATTATATCTATTAATAGTTTTTGATTTGCCATTATTTTAAATTCCTTGCTTCAGCTAGTGATTTATTTGTTTTATACTGTTCTTGCTCTTTTTTCAAGTAAGCTAACCAAAGATTATAATGGCTAACAGGCATATCAAGAACTTGTTGTATGGTAAGATGTAATCGTTCTGCAATAACTAACAGCGACCTAACATCAGGGTCGCTATCTACTTTTTTTCTGCGTCCTCGTAATTAGTATCTAAAAGTATTTTATTGGCAACATCAGATATAACATTTGAATCTGCTTTTTTTCTTAATGCAAATTTATCTTCTGGGCTAAAGGCTTTTACCATGTCGCCTTTATCATTCTTAACTAATAACTTCATTATAAGTAAATCAACAAGAACAGTTAAGTCTTGAAAATTACTAGACTTCTTAAAGATAATGTTTTTTTCTTCAAGGGTTAATGGCTCTGAATAGAATACACTAGCATTACCATGCTCGTCTTTCCACTCCTCAACTTCAATAGTGATAGTTTTAAGAGTTTCAAAATGAGATTTAACTCTATCAATAACTGACATAAATTAGGATTATACAGTACCTACAGTTAATGCACCAGTTCCTTGAAAAGTAACAGTTCTTGAAACGATTGCGTCCATTGAGTTATTAATACTCATGCCTGTAACAATTCCTGTTCCTGTGTAACTTGCATCTCCAGTAGTATTACCCTCTGGTAATAAAACAAATGAGATAGAAGAACCAGCAGTTAAAGTTTCTTGCTGAGCATCTGTTTCGTCAAAGTGCATTTCTAATGTTCCAGAGAATGAAGTTCGACCAGCAACAAATGATTTAGTAGCATCTGTTAAAGCTGTATCTTCTACAACATCTCCTGTAGTTTCAAGTGTGAATGATGTTAGTTCCCCAACAGCAGTTCCACCAGCAGTAACTACGCCTTCTTTTCCGTGATGTGTTGCCATTTTTTGTCCTTGTTTGATTTAATTTGTTTAGTTTCTTTTTCTTGCTTATAGCCTAGTCTTAAATAATGTTCAAGATTAGATTCATTAATAATAATCTCTGAATTATCTTTATATAATTTAATATCCTTAGCCATAAGTCCTTTTACAATTTATCGTCTTCTTCGTCAATATCTTCTTCATCTTCTTCAAAATCTTCTTCAAACTCATCTGATACATCTTCTTCTTCCCAAGTACCATCTTCATCTTCTAAAGAGTTTTCTCTAATTTCTTCTACTAAGTCTTTTACTTCTTCGCATAGCATAGACTCTTTATCGTGCATCTTTTCTATTTGATCTATTTTCTTAGATATTTTATCTAATAGTTTTTCGTTTTTCATAATTTATCCTATGGTGTTCCAGCTTGATATTCGTACATACACCTAATTGTCATTCTTATTCCACCAACAGGAAATAAAGAACCCTCATCAGTTTCTACTTGGATAACTTCTGAATCAAGTGCATTACCATTTCGAGTAATATCAGTTTCTATTGCAGTTTCAATAGCTGTAATTAATTCATTTCTTTTAGTATCTATATTAACTTCTGCACCTTTAACAAAACCTAAGATTACAAAGTCAATAGTTCCATGCCTAGTTTTAGCACCACTTCCTAATTCAGAGTCATCTCTATTTTCTTCTGATGTTTGAACTATTACTGCTGGATATTGTTGCTCTGATAATTCATCTAATATAAAAGGTTGTCTAGTAGCTTTCTTAATTGCTGGGCTAGATATTGCCGATATAACTGACAATAAATTAGATGCTATATCTTCTCTTACACTCATAATCTTGATCTCCTAAATTCCTTTGCAACAAATCTATTAAATTGTTTTCTAATTATATTTGCTGTTTTATCATTAAATCCAAAAAATTCCCTCTTATTTTTTCCTAATACTTGATTAAATACTGCTCTCTGCCTCATCTGTGAATTACTAAAATTAACAGTAATTTTATTAGTTCCTGTTTTTCTTAAAGTTCTACCAGATGGAGTTAATGCACCTAACATTCTACCAGAATAAAATAAATCTACTTTTGTTGATTTACCTTCTCTTTGTAATTTTTTTAAATAACCTTGTGAGTAAGGTAAAAAAGGTCTATTTCTAAAATCTATTCCTTTAGCTGTTTTAGTTCTAATAATATCTAATAATTGGAATCCAGCCTGTAATACACCTTTTTCAATTATGCTTTTAAATTTTCTTTGTATTCTAGAGTATCTTTTTTTTATTAAATCAGCATTAGTTTTAATCTTTAAATCTAAAGCCATTATCTAGTCAATCTTCTAAATCCATGTAAAGGTTCTCTCTCGTTAGATATGATAGTTCCGTCAGCATCTACATCATATTCTACACCATCTTCTAATATCATTCTCCATTCGATATTGTATTGGCTCATATAATATTCTGCCATTCTTTCAA